TTCCAGCGGCAACACCTACGTTTACGCGCCGAACTTTGTGATCTACGGCAGCATGGATGCAAACGACCTGCGCTCTCTGCTGGATGAGGGCTATGAAAAGTTCTGCGAGTATGTGGAACGGTACGAACGTGAAAAGAGGCGCACACAATATGGCACTTGATTACACAACGAAGTCCGGCGACACATGGGACCAGATCGCCTACAATGTGTACGGCAGCGAGTTGAAAACCGACTGGCTGATGCAGGCAAACCCTGAGTATATCGAGATTACCCGGTTCGATTCCGGGATGGTGCTGTCAACACCAGGCCTCCCAACTGAAAAGAGCGGCACCCTGCCGCCATGGAAAGCGGGTGCCTGATATGTTGTTGACAGCAGCGAGACCCAAAGGAAGACAGGCAGCAATCCTGCTGAAATATGAGAACAAAGATATTTCGGCAGAGATCGCCCCTGACATTGAAAGTTTTCGGTATACGGATGTGGCTGCATCCCAGAGCGACAGCGTAAGCATCACGGTAAACGCCCGGGCCAAGAAGTGGAAAAACGACTGGATGCCGGAGAAAGGCGTGAAACTCTACCCGACCATTGCCGTCAAGGACTGGAACATCGGCGGCTACCGGGATTACAGTGCCGAGTGCGGTACTTTTGTGCTGGACGATCTGAGCTTTTCCAGCACCCCGGACACGCTGACGATGGGCGGCGTGGCAAAGCCGAACGACACCAGTTTCAGCGAACGAAACCGCACCTTCACATGGAAGAAAACCAGCGTGAAGAAGATTGCGGAGGAAATCGCCGGACGGTACGGGCTGGAATTGAAGTTCGACGGCGACGACCACGACATTGATGCAAAGGAGCAGGATGCCACTGACAGCGCGTTCCTGCAAGACCTCTGCGACACCTATGCACTGGTTATCAAGGTGTACACGGAAAAACTGTGGGTGTATGACCGGGAAAAGTACAAGGCCAAGGATGCCGTATGGACGGTATACGAGGTGGCACCCATTGCAGACCCAACCGCTCTGTGCGTGGAAGAGGGCAGCTTTAAGTGGGGCACGAAACTGACCGGGACATACACGGGCGGCGTGTACACCTACACAAACAAGCGAAAGAAGATCGACATCAAAGTCAAGGTTGGTACTGAGGAACGGCAGTTGAAGCTATCCGGCAAGGTAAGCAGTGAGGCGGATGCAAAAGCTCGGCTGATCGCAAAGCTGAAAAACGCCAACCACGGCGCAACGACCATCAGCTTTACCGTTCCGGGCTACCCGGTGGGAGCATCTGCCCAGTGCATCAATGTGGTGGGCTTTGGGAAAATGGCTGGCAAATACTTCATCGACGAGATGGAGCACAGCTATTCTCCCTCCGACGGCTACAAAACGCAGATCAAGGCCAGCAAGGTAGAACAGGAGGAATTTGCATGAGCGAGTTCAGAATTGGCTATGTGAGTTCCATCGACTACGAGAATGGTTTGTGTGAAGTCCACTACCCGGATCGGGACGATACCGTGACCGAGAAAGTGCCGTTCATTTCCAATCGGGAATACCGTATGCCGGAGGTGGAAGACCTCGTGGCGGTTCTGCACC